TCCTGTACTGCCCTGGGACATTAGACAAACTCCATTCATTAAATACCGATCATAGTTAGAATCCAGGCCACTGGAAGGGTAGCGGCCTGGAAACTTATTAGTTTAGAAACTTGGCGTTGCTAAACCTGTACCGTTAATTTGTGCGATTGCTTTTGGATAACGCTCTGCGGTAAATGCTGACATACCGAATAGAACGATATTAATTGCAACCTTGCCTGATGGCTCTTCAAATGTAACATAGGTAGGTGCGGCTGCTTCTTCCCACAGATGTGCTTCATTCAAATCAACCACAAAGATTGTGTCTTGATTTGTGCTTGCACCTTGCGCTGTTGAGATGTTTGCATCCACAATAATTGGCAATCCTAGAATTGAGTAACCTGAGTTACCGTATGTAGGTGCGCCGTTACCTGTACCCATTGCGTTCATTGGATTGTACGCTTGTGGCACAATCAATGGTCTGTTCTGACCATCTACGCCAGCCAATAGGAATCCTAGACGGCGTGGGTGCATGATTACTGCATTTGGGTTTACATAGATATTGCTTTGAATCTGTTGGATTGCATCTGCAATCTTTGGATATAGACCTGCAACTGTACCTGTTGTAGCAGTGTAAGTTACTAGCACTCCAGTGGTCATGTTTAATAGACCTAATGGCTGACCATTTGATCCTGATCCATTAAGAAGTGAGTTATCCAACTTAGTGTGATAATCACGAATCAAATCACCCAAAACAATTCCCTCAATGTTGTATCCGCGTAGTAATGCTTGCTTAGATACTGATTGCTGACCGGCAATTGTGTTTACATTGACGGTTAGGGTGTTATCTGCAATATCTTGTGATACTGCGGCTGTGTTTTGTGATGTTTGATACGCTGTTGTCGTGCCAGTATTTATCTTGCTAATGACAACCGACATGCCCTGGGTGGGTAATTGGTGCTTACGTGCGGCATCCGCAAATGGGCGGCCTGCGCGTGCTAATGGTGCATATAGATCAACTAGGTATTGTGGCACTACTAAGCCTGCAAAGTTGGATGTACCAACAGCACGCTTTTCAATTGCCATTTCCTGTTGATGGCGTGCAATACGTGCACTGGCTTCACCATCGGTTTTAAATTGTGCTTTTAATGCATCTGTTAAGAAATCATTGCTTGATCTCTCTGAGTAAGTAAGTTGCTCGCTTGTAACAATAAAGCCACCTGCGCGTGCTTCCTTCTTTGGCTCAATGTTCGCATCAACCTTAGCCGCTAAATCAGCCGCCTTTTGATTGCGAATTTCAATATCTGACATCTGCTCAATTCTTTCATCTAACTTTTTGATCTCTAGGTTAAGGGCTTCAACGTTAGCCAACTCAACTTCAGATAGATCGCGTGCTTCTTCTGCGGCGCGGTCTAAAGTTGCGGAAATGAGTGATGTCTTTGATTCACGCTTCTCTTGTAGAGAAGTAAGAAATGTATTAGACATAGTTCTCCTATTAGTAGTTTTTGTAGTGAGAAGGTGTAACGCGCCGGTAATCGGGGTTAGGTGTTCTACGACTTGTCAAAATTATATCTCTTTTTTTAATGCTTTGAGTAATTCCATAGCCGTTTTATATCTTGTTTTTTCTTCAACTACTTCTATGGCTTCTGATCGGTTTTCACCATACTCTGAAATATTAATGGCGGTCAATTGATCTTCAGCCTGAGCCTGGGTTTTGTGGCAACCCATGACTTCATTATTATCGGTCTTTACAACCGCATAACCTTCACAATCCGGATGGTTACTTATTACGCTGTATGGCATTTAATATCTTCCTTGCTTCATCTAATCTAGGGGTTAATTGTGGTTGTCCATCGCGCATACCTGTAACGCTGGCTAATTCGCCATAAGCACCAAAAGTAACAAGTGATACCTCTGCCAAATGTGCTTTTAATCTTTCCATTACGCCATCTGTTCTTTTTTTGTTTTTGATTGGCATAAATCCCACTGACAATTGATCTAATGCACCATCTTTAACTAACTCCAACGCTTCATCGCCTTCACGCGTTTTTGAAATTTTAAACTCAGCATATAAGCCTTCATCTAATTCCCTTAATAATGTGGCACGACCTAAGACGTTATTTTCACCATGACCCCTAAGAAGTTTTACGCGGTGCGGTGCTTTTATTACTTCTGAAAAAACACCTTTTCTAAATACTTCAATCATAGTGCTAGTAATTCTTTGCTCTTTGTTATATGGCACGGCAATACCAAAAATGGTGCGGCCATCTCCATTAGCACGCAATTCAAGATTTACTGAGTAACTTCTATTTTCCATTTTTTCATCAGGCATAATTGGCATCCTCTACTGTATCTACCGCATCACTTTGCAGTGAGTTATCTTCTTCGTTTTGATCTTCTTCATCGCCTTCTTCATAATCCATAGGATCAAGATTTTCATAATCTCTAACTTCATCAACGGTTAAAAAGCCATTAGACAAAGCAACTGCATAAGAATTATATCTACTTGATGTATCTGTTTTTAATAATGCATCATATTTAAATGCGGCTGTTTGACCCCGAACGAGTAAATCAGAAAATGCCGCTTCTATTCTTTCGGCTATCGGCTGAATTGACCATTTAATTAATTGCAAGTTCTCTTGTTCAACATTTGAGTAAGTACGGCTTGTATTAGGCGATCCTAAGAAATATGAAGGTAATCCCAAAATGTTTGCCGCTTCTGTTAATCCGGCTGTTTGTGCTTCTACTAATTGAGATTCTGCCGCGTTGCTACTTAACACTTCAAAATCAGTTGATGAGTTCATAACTACCGGTGATCTATTGCGGGATGAGTACATTGCCATCCATGCGCTCTTTAATGCATCTGCTTCTTCTTGTGTTAAGTCAGGGTTAGCAGATTTAATAACAGCCGTAGGATTTACACCGCCATCAAAGTATCTTGCCGCATATTCATTTATAGCAATCTCTTTACCTAATGCTTGTTTAGCGACCGCCAAAATACCTTTACCAACTAAATCACCTGGCATTGTAAAATTCTTAATGTGTAAAATTTCTGATTGATCATAAGTGCGCTCATCAATTGTGTAAACAATTCTGCCATTATCTCTTGCAACTTGAACCCGATCAGGTGAAACAGGGTAGATGCTCTCCGGCAATCCATTAACACCTGCTTCACCCAATACCGCAACATAATTTCCGTGAATAATTAAAGCGGCGGCCATTGCGCTAATTGTTTGCATCCTTGTTTCATTTGGCACTGGGCGCATTAAAATTTGTGGTGTTGGTTTTACTTCTCTTTTATTACGATATGCACACAAAGGCAATGCACCAATAGCATCACTAATTAAAGTTATGCCGCGATAAATAGCAGGTATGCCTAATGCAGTATTTTGATCTACATAAGCACCTGCCCAGTTTCCTTCAAAGAATCGGCCAACTCTACCTAAAGAATCTACATAACCTGAAGATGTATAAACCATAGATGGTTGTATTTGTCTTTTAAGTAAGCGGCCTAGCATTATTTACCTCTGTTTTCTAAAGCAACGCCAAATAAAACTAAAAATGCACCTGCTAATATTACAGCCACAACCGGGTTAAATGTTGCGACACCTGCAATTATTAATATAGAACCTGTTACCTGTAAAGCGGATGATAAATATTTCATTAGTACATTTTACTCCTTGCTACTGGCAGTTCTTCTACTTTGCTTACCACTCCATACCGTGCCAGTGTAGCGGCCACAAGTGGGGTTATATTGGTTGTGCTTTGGCGATTCCATGCCCATGAATCACCAAGTGGTCTTTTAGTTGAACCCATAATTGCTGTTTTTAAATTGGGATCATCTAAATGACATATTGTTTTGGCTTGTACTGCATCATAAAATGAACCACATGCGCGGGCGTAGTCACGCAAATGTATAGACATCACGCCTATATCTTGCTTTTCAAGTTCAACAATTAAAGATGCGGCAGGCGATCCTGTATCTATAACTACTTTTGTATTGTGCTTTTTACACAACTCAATCAATCTAGGCAACACCCATGATGTGCCTTCTTTACATTCAATTAATTCAATAGGGGTTAAATCTCTAACTAAGCCGGATACCGCTATTGATGCCCGGTCACGCTCACGCGATATATCTACTCCAAATACAACTTGCTTGCTAACTGTTATATCTGTTCTTGCCAACGAATCCCACAACTCAGTATTAATGACCTGTACGGCATCTTTAGCCGGCCATACGTTTAACCATTCCTTTGTAAATATCTCAGGGCTATTAGTTGCCGCCGCTTCTTTTACCGCATCTAGTAATACACCTTTTTGCTCATGCAATGATGGTATTGCTTGATACCACACTTCTTGATCTAAATAATCAAATTCATCCTTAGCCGGACACCATTCAAACCATGCTAATTTATTTTGTGGTTCAGCAATTTCTCTATGGCCTATTTCGCGGTAATGCTCTAATAACTCAGATTGGCCAGGTCTGCCGGCATTAGAAAGAATCCACAATTGACCATTGCGCTTTGTAGCCAGCGTTGGTTGTAAGTTTGCAATAAGTGACAGTGGATGCGTTAAGGCTTCATCAATAACCATAAGATTTAAACTAAGCCCGCGTGCGCCTTTGTCATTAGGTGTAACAATTCCATAAGTTGATCCATTACGCATGTATATCTTTTCACTGCCATTAACCCGCGATACCCTAGCAATACGCTTTGAGAATTTAGGCGATAACTGAAAACTTAACAAATGTTCTTCCCACTTACCTTTAGCCATATTGCGATCCTGGGCGGTATAGGCCACATGTCTTTTAGGTTGCAATAGTTCATAAGCAATGCGCGTTTCAATAAGTTTACTTTTGCCATTTTGCCTGCCGACCTGCGCGGCCACAGTGCGATACTTGTACAAACCGGATTGATCCTTCTCTAATCCCACATCTGCTACATACTGTTGCCAATCAAACAATTCAAAACCCAATAGGCGTGCTACCTGGGCTAACTTATCACCCTCTGTTTCGCTTGTTTCATCTCTTAGTGATGCCCATCTAGGCGTACATAAGATTTTACTCAAATAGATCATCCTCATCAGGCAAACTACAACTATCCCATATCTCACGTAACTCTTTAGATATGGATGGAATAGTGTGACCACCTTTACCGGATTCCTCAATGCGATCCCAGGCGCGTGCAAGGCCTAATAGCATCTCACGCTTAACAGAATCAATATCTGTACGCCCGGTTAATGCTTTAATCATTGCGGTTGTATGCCGGCCTAATTTCTTTTTAGGCTTACCATTCGCGACTATTTTTAATTGCCTTGCGTTTTGCGTTTCCATATTTAGCACCCCTTGAATAGTTGCAACTTGCACATGATGGCCTTAAACTCCCAGTCCATAGTTCAGGCGTTGGGAAGGAATCAATAGGTGGTTCGTGATCAAGCGTAGTTGCAACAGCCTTTTTACAGTAAAAACAGCGCGGTTTTTGCGCCAAAACAATTTCTCTAATCTTTTTATATTCCGCATTGTATTTTCTGCTTTTTATAGTTTTCATCAAAAATTTTATTTTTTTCCAAACTTTTTTGCGTTCGCCGGGGAGAGAGAAAACGCGGACGGCGGCGTATTGTAGCCACGCTCAAAATGGGAAAAAACGCTCATTTTTATTTAATCTACTTTGCTGGCCAAAACATGCAATGTACCTGAGCCGCCACTTGTAACAGCCCATAAATCTTCACCATCTACCAGCGACAACCTCAACACATCGCCATTGTCCATGATGTAGCCACTTGTTGATGTCACGCCGCTATTTCCAATGAATATCTCATGCTTAGCGTGCAACAATACATCACGGGTTACATTATCCACACTGATAATTACCTGACTTGTACCTGTCACTGTTACCTGGCTAGTTACTATCGCCATTGATCTGTTCCTCACTTTGTAATCTCGCACGCCTGAATCGTGCAAAGTCTTTGTGTTGCTTCTGACCTACCCACATCTTACGCTGATGTTCCATCTGCACACCTGTATGTGCATGTATTTTATACCCAAAACTTTTAGCCCTAATGCACCACAATAAATCTTCACCCACCCATTCTTTATGTAGTGGCATATCCTGATAGAAGCCCCACTTATCACCCTGATGTACTGGGTCTGATTCTTTAACAAACCTTTCCAATACTGATCTATGGATGATGATTGCGCCTGTACCACATGCATCTATCTCAATAATTGAATCTTCTTCATAATCATGTATTGCATACAATCCATTATCGCTACCTAACTTAAAGATGCAAGGTACTGGCTCTAAGTACAACTCACCGACTTCCCAGCCGCCATGCACAACACCGGACACAATAGGGCGTTTATCTTTATCAGCCGCACTAATTAACTTTTTGAAATGATCTACTGTAAACCTTTGATCTGTATCAATCTGCAATAGCCAATCATCTGTTGTTTTCTCCAGGAATGTGGCCACAACTTGATTGCGTAGCCGGCTTATGACACCTGAACCTTGCAGGCTTATGAACTGCCCTAATTGTTTTTGCGATCTAGCAACATCCAAAATGCTAGTCATGAAATCTGTTACAACATAACCAGGTGATGTAATTCCAATGGTTATCTTCTCTGTATCTTTCAATGCCACCCCTTCTTTGACCAATGAGTTAAAGCCGCACATGCATTTGGTATGCCGGCTTTATCAACACCATAACGGTTTTTTATGTATTTAAGTCCCCATAGTACCTGAGTAGTTCCAGTAACGCCTTTTAGCCATTCTGATCTACCCTGGGGTATGCCATGATGGGAACCGTTACGGGCTTTTGGATTCCACCGGGATTCATGGAAGTAAAGTTTGTCTAAACAATAAAACTGTTCAAAACTATGGTTTAACTCCACAAAGGCAAATTGTTTGTAAATAGTTGTTGGGGTTTTAGCAAAAGCGGTTTGTGAATTTACAATTAATATAATAGTTAAAAGATATTTAATTAGTTTTTTTAATGATACTTGGGTAACTAGATTTTTAGGAAAGCCCCCCCTACCCCCCCAAACTAGATTGTTTGAGTAGGTAAGGAAGTCTGACACTTGGTCTAACTTAGTTCCAGTGTAAGCCCCCACAAACCGGTTGAACATTATCATACAATCCCCACATTTCTAGGATAGTTTTATTTGTGTCCTGGTAATCAAATAACAGGTCATGCAGGATTGAGCAGGCATTACCCACCCCCCACACTTATTGCATCGTATTGGCTCTTTCATCTGCCCTCTCTAACAATAGATCAACAAACTCTATAAATGGCCTACAATGGCGTTTATTGGTCATATAAAACCTATCCTCAATATTCCTATCTAAATCTTTATAGGTTCTAATTGTCCAATCAGGCTTGCTTGCAGTAGGTATTACAAACATGCCCTTTGTGACTTGGCTCACAATTATATACACTAAAGGTTTAATTACCTTTGAATCATAACCATAAACTGTATCCACAATTATTGGGTTATATGGAAATTCATCAACATTTTTAAATGCTCTACTACTGGCTTTTACCTCAATAACTAGATCATCAACTAACACATCCTTTTCATTCTTAGTTTTATCTATAATTTCCTCAGATGTTGTAGCAATAGAAAATTCGGGTACTGATACACCTGGCACACCAAAATGGCTAAGTAGATCAGCAACGTAATGGTTATATGCATGACCATCTTCCATTGCTTTGTGGTAGTCAAACCCGTTGTGCATTATGGCAACCCTTTGTATTCAATGTGATTGACACATCCACATCCAACACACTTGCGTACACCATTCTCATTTACCATTCTAGGATCATTACAAAATTCACAACATTCATTAAATGGCACTATGTCCAACTCAATGCCTGAATCTGTAAATGTTGCTCTAATACCTGTTGGGTCAATCATTTCCATATCACCCATTTTTGTTAGCACCTTCTTTAAAGTACCATTTACCGGCACTAGATAAGGTTGCCCAAACTGCCTGACATCCTTTAGGGCATGTGTAGCCATAAAAAGGCCTTTGTGTGCCTTTGGCTAAACCCTGTTTTAAAATCATGTCACCGTGCTGGCATTTTTGAGCAGCCGGTTCAGATGATCCCAATTCATTTACAACTTCATCCATAGACATTGCAACAGAACTTGGTTCGGCCTGTTCTTCAGATTTGTTTAATGCATCAATTTCAAATTGTTTACGTAACACCCGTTCCATTAATGCAGATTTAGAACCAGGTGATCCATAAATTCTTTTAATGCTTTGTTGATCTTTAGCCACATCTGTAACAAATTCCTGCTCTAATGCAGGTGATGGTGCAACTGACCAGGTTGATGAACGTTCTTTAGCGGCCAACACTTCTTGTTTTGAAGCAATGCGCTTTGTAGCGGTTTTCATTGCTGCCACTATTGCACGACCCCATGCGCTTGTTTCACAAACCATTAACTCACTGCCGGCGGTCATACCTTTACCTGGGATTTGTTCCCAGGCACATGCAACGCCTGGCCTTATGTCATGTGGGTCACGGTAACAAGCGGCGGTATAAACCACATAAGTTTTACCTGCCACTTCTACAATGTCATAAGGTTTATTAGGATCATAAGGTTGTAGTGATGCTTCAGGAAACATCTCTTTTAGTTGGGCTATACGTTCAGCCACATCAACATAATCATTCATATTCATTAATTGTTTTCCTTTTCCCACAGGCTAACAACTTTTTCCATTAGGTATTCATTGTCTGCTTCAAGCATCTTTTGACGCATTGCAGGATGACTTCTAACGGTAAATTTTTGTACCTTTACATTGGTTTGCTTTGTATCGGTACTACCGCGCTTGTATCCAGTTTTAAAACCTTTGTCATAGCCATTTTCAACGGCCACCATCCATGTAACACCAATCAATAGTGCTACCAACGTAAACAGGCTAATTGTTATTAACCAGCCATATATTTCATAGTTCATATTTCACCACTTCCTTGAACTTGTCTAACCAATATGCTTCAACCATTTTGGCTGATAGCCTTCCTCTGATCTGCTTTGCGCCAATTGATTTTTTAGCGTGTTTGCGTATCAAAGAAGCCTTTACAAAATGCTTACGCTTTTGATCAACATAAGCACCGCTTTCTTTATCGTACTTAACTAATTCCAAACCATCACCTTTTCTAATTCAGCCGGTAAAGCAACCGGATCAACATCATTTACTACCTGATAGATACTGCCATTTGGATGTATAGATGGTGGCAATACCACATAACCTTTATGTTTAATATCTATGCCTGGTATTAACTTGCCTTTAAATTGTTTTGTGTTATCGGCAAGATAATAAAAGTGATAGCCGTTATCTGTTTTAACTGTATGGGTATTAGATGTAACGCATGTCCGGCGATACTGTTCCCATAATGTTCTTGATGCAATGTTGCGCTTATCAAAATCCAATACAACTAAATTGGATTGTGCAATGGCTAAGCCAATATTTAAATTATTATCGCCATTAAACCATTTTTTAACAATTGACAAATCATCACTTGCATCAAGATAACCGTGCCGTAAAAATCTGCATGGTTCTTTAGATTGTGGTTTTAACGGTAATACGTACCAACCTTTTTCAATGTAGGCAACGGCGTTCATGCGCTTACCTTTATTGTCATCCAACACCATGAACAATATCCTTGACGTGTTGGTGTTGGATTTTCCCAAATTGATTTTGATTTATCGCAACCGCAATGTTGTAGTTCGGTCATTATTTTACCAACTTGATGTCGTAAGATTCAGCACCGCAATTTTCGCAAGGTGCAGCACACATTCCTGAATCTGACCAATCATAAACACGTGCATATTTGCATTTACGGCATTTGCCCATTGCTAGTCTTGCATTTAAAGCATCCGTTAAGTTCACTTTTAACCCCTTCCGGTTAATTGCGTTTGTAAATGCAATTAAACACTAGGGGTCTGACAAATGCAATTACCCAGCACGGCGTTTCTTGTGATCTACCTCACCCGAAGGCTTTACCCATAGCAGAAAATGATCCATCCACATTAAATGGGATCATCTCTACGCTTACATTGCCACGCTTAACATGAATGATAACCGCACCGGCCTGCCATTGGGCGTAGCCTTTGGTATAAGACATCTTTTTAAGGTCACAGGTGTGACCACACTCAACCCCTACTAAAACACGCTCTAATCGGCCATTAAAGGCTTCTGAATGGCATGTGTAGCCCAATCTATGCGTGTGTCCCGACACTACTGACCGCCCCCAGCGTTTACTTAGGTTCAACGCGGTTTGGCCGGCTATGTTAGATATGACCCCTTCATCCCCATGACACAGTACAAAGTTAGTGCCTGGGATTGGAAAAGGCTGTTTTGCATAATGGATGCCTAAATCATCAAAACCCATAAAGTTTGCATATTGTAATTCAGGCAATCCCATAAGCCCTGGGATTCGTTGTAAAGATTTGTACAATCTATCGGAATGGTTTGATCTAGATACTACATCTGTTTTTAAATCATAAAGAATATCTTGGCAAGTAGCCCGATCTTCATCCAGGGTTTGCATAAAAGATTCAGCCTTACCATCTGCAAATCTAGAAATAGTATTGAAATCCATTTCATCACCAACATTTAAAACTAAATCAAACTTAAATGCATTGACCAATTTTTTTAAATTGATTACGGCTTCTGTAAATTGAAATGGGACTTGCAGGTCACTGACCACAAGATAGCGAGCATTAAATGATTTGTCGCGCTTAATCTTCATCCTCATCATCTGTTGGATCAATTCGGGGAATGATCTGACTAGGTTTGTTACCTGGATTAATCCAATCAGGCATTGAATCACCTGGCTCTGTAATTAACCAAAATGCAACATCATGGCTAAACCCGGCGGCTTTTGCCGCTTTAAATATTTCATTCAAAGTAATGTAATGGTTTTCTAATTTGTTTAATGCATCAGCCTTAGCCGGCGTGCGCCGTTTACGCTGGGGTGCTTTTTTAGGTTTCTTAGTAGCCATAGTCACCAATTTTAGATCATACTATTCCGCGAATAGCGCGTTCAACGCCTTCTTCAAGGCTAATTTTTGGGGTAAAGTAGTCACTCATCATGGTGGGGTCACCTACCCGATAGGCCACACCCGCCGGTTTATCAGTTAATACCTTAAAATTCTTACGATAGGTCTTTTCATGGCCTAGAACTTTCAAGGCTATTGTGGCTAAATCTATAAATGTTGTGGGTCTGCCGGTACATAGATTGACCGTTTGATTACAATCATTTCTAACCATAGTTATGACCGCATCAACTATGTCATCAATATGTATAAAATCTCTAGTAGTAGTTGCCTTACCCCAAATGTTAAAAGGGTTTGCGTTCATAATGGCGCGTTCAATAATAGATGGAAATGGGTAATCCAAATCTTGATCTGTACCATATCCGCTAAATGGCCTAAGTGTTAATACCTTTGTGCCTTCTTCACGCAAATAGTTCATTAACATTTCGCCGGTTAATTTTGACCAACCATAAGTCATATCAGGCTTACCGATCTTATTAAAATTAATGTCTTTTTCTTTTAACCGGCGTTTTTTACTTAGTGTTTGTAGTTCAATTGGATAAGCGGCTGATGATGAGAAGTAAACAAGATAGGGTTGTTTAGTTCTCATTGCCCAGGATGCAAACTCGGCATCAATGGCTAGATCAACCGCTAAGGCTAACGGTTCATTTTCTATAAGCATCCGGCCACCAACCACTGCGGCCAAATGAATTACAAGATCATATTGCTTTTTTTCTAATTGGAAAAATTTACGGCAATCAACACCTTGTTTTAAATCTACTAGAGTTAAATTAGCATGAGGTAGCGCACGTCTAAAAGCACGGCCAACAAAGCCATGTGATCCGGTAATTAAAATTTCCATTATTGCCACAAAGTGTAAAGGTTAGGCCTAATACCACCAACTAAATCTGATTCATATCTTCCCTGACCAATCAAACCTGGTTCAATAACATATCTATTTAAATCACCGCTCATAGCATTTAACTCTAAATCACCAAAATTTTTACCTTTAAATCCTTTTAATAAGATAGGCAAACAACTCATTTTTATTGCGGTTGCGTGGCCACCGTAAGATTCATGTATTTTTTGTATTTTATCTGTAATTGGTGTTGCTGAAATTAAATGATCGCCAAAACTAACCGTATCCCAATCATCAGGTATTGTTGGCCAAACTTCATCTAATTTTGTTTCAAAATCAGGCACAAACTCACAATCATCATCTAAAAATAAAACATTTTTATATTCTTTATATTGAGAATAAAAAAGCCTATTAATCCAATTCATTGTATTGCAAAAAATTGGTGTCATATCAGTGCCGCGATCATCAATCGCTGGCCATCTTTTCCAGGTTACTTGTAAAGAATCTAATTGATGTGTTATTGCCGTTAATCGGTCAGCCCTTCTATCTAAATTGAGCACAATAATTGCATCAAATAAATCATTTAATTTCATTTAAGTTTGTTTACCAAATCTGCATATTCTTCTGATCTAATGTATTTTTGTAATGTCAATAAATCTTCTTCATACCATTTAGGTTGATTTACCCTGGCATAACCTTCATCCATTTCAGCCTTACCGGCTACTGGGTGTAAGTGTTCAATGATTACATCTTGTAAATACTTTAATACGCCTAGATCAATCCCTAATTGCTTAACAAAGTTATCAAAATAAAGGTGTCTGCATTTAGGAAATGTCATACCCCATAATGCATCTACTATGTCACGTGTCATTACAAATGAAGTAGGTAAATTTTCACCTTGCAGTAGATCATTCCCATAAGCAATGCCGGTTTTACCCCTTAACGCTTTCTCAAACTCTCTATCCCAATGTAGCGTTCTAGGAACGTGATCATCACCCATGAAAACAAACAGTTGATAAAAAGGATAGCGAGAAATATCAAGCAAACTAACTGCACCGGAATTAAGAGAGTTGGCACAACCACCTGTTTCATTGTGTGCTGGAATTTGGTAGTAATTGTCATGTTTGTAATACTCATCCCATTTTGGATCATTGTTGTCTATTACTGCATATAAATCTGCATCTGCTTTTGTATCAACAAATGCTTGTGCTAGGCGTAACATGTTTTCAGGCCTGCCCCTAGTTGGTACAACCACACACATATTCATGGCCATAGGCTAGGGGATGCCCCTGACTATTTACGGGATATTAGTATGGTGTAAAGCGTGTCTATCTTTTCTTCAATACGGGCAACCCTACCCTCTAAATTATGGCGGCCATTATTGTCAGGCTTTAATTCACTTAAATAATGCTTAACTAGCCATCTAACAGTTGCTACCAGTGCGCCTAGAATAGTAATTGTAGATACTGCTAAAGCCGCCCAATCATTTGCGCTCATTAACTATTGACACCAAATTGATCATTTTTAGGATCAAGGTAGCGGATTATAGGTGCAACTACGGCACCTGCTAAAATTGCTAACTCAGGCCTAACATCTGCAACTAAGGCTAAGGCTGTTGTAACAGTTGCAACCGCAACGCTTCTTAAATATGACTTAATAATTTCTTTTTTCTTTTTATCTAATTTCATTTTATTCCTAACTGTTTTATTTTTTGTTTAACTTCATGCCTGGTTAATGCTATTTCAAAATGCATTTCATCTTTACGCTTTTTGTAATTGCCGCCCCAACCCAATCCATATTTAGTTATTAATAGGTTAATTGTATTACGCTGATCTTTATTAAATGTATTTGACTTGCCCAAAGGATGCTTAATTGCATTTAAGTCTATGGCTGTACCGGATGAATGATTGCTTAATACGCGCTCTGATCCCCTGGTCATGCGGAAAGCATAACCCCAATCATCTAACTGGCCTTCATCAATGGGTTCAACTAATTCATGAAATTCTTTAGCAAAATTAATAAGCAATGGCGCAACGGCTTTACAACAAGCAAACTTTATTTTTGTACCTGGCACAGTAAAAGATTCAATGCCTAAAGCCCTGCGATCCTCACTAGCCGGCCACCCATTAGGGCTTGTTAATTCTCTAATTGTTGCCACATTAAATTTTCTTCATCCCAATAATATCTACCATCTGGTTTTGGCGTTGGTGCTTGCCAATCGTAATTATTATCTAATGCCCAAGATGGGTAAGGCTTTGGCGTAATAAATACATCTGCAACAGGATCATAAGAATATCCAATAGATGCATATTGTTTTCTTATGCGGTTATTGTAACTGGTGCGTTTGCAAACTTGACCCCTAAAATTGCCATACCAAGTTTCAGGATCTAATCCCTCTATCAATTCAGTTTCATCAATACCTGTAATTACTTCAGTAACTATGTTATTTTCTAAAAATGCGTAATATGCCATTATGCCCAACTCACATTTCCTGTGCCGGCTGTAATAGTTGTAACGTTGTCAGACCCGTCTGTTGCGGTTGAACCAGTCAAGCCTGCGCCAATAGTAATTGTTGCGGCATTTGAATAACGCAAAATAACTACGCCACTTCCGCCGTTACCACCATTAGAGTTGTAATTTCCATTACCGCCACCGCCACCGCCTGTATTTACAGTACCGGCTACACCTGTATTAGCACCTGCACCGCCACCGCCTGCGCCACCTGCGCCGTGATTACCTGTGTCGGAACCGCCACCGCCACCGCCGGCACGGGTTACTGAAGTTCCAGTTATGGATGAGGCTGTACCTGCGCCGCCATCTCCGCCCCTAACTACATCATCTGCATTTTGCCCCGCAACGCTTGCACCGCCACCACCACCGCCATTTGAACTAATACCACCCCTATGCCAACCTCTGCCACCATTTTGACCCTGTGAAGGTGAAGTAGAAGGTGTATTTCCTGAACCGCCAGCCATTGTCGTATTGGGAGAACCAGGTCTAGCACCACCACCGCCTGATCCACCATTGCCTGAAGTAACTGTATCTGTACCTATTGAACCAGCACCGCAACCGCCGCCTGCGGAAGTTACAGTTGAAAAAACTGAGTTACTTCCATTGTTGCCAGCAATTTTGTTACCGCCTGCGCCACCGCCGCCAACAGTTACAGTAAAAGTAGTTGCTAAATTTACAGTTAATAAAGTGCCGCCATAGTTGGTGCGAAAACCACCAGCACCCGCACCGCCACCGCCGGGCTCATTACCGCCACCGCCGCCACCGCCGCCTGCAACAATTAAATATGCAACATCAACTGTTGGTGGTTTAGATGGTTGTGTTAATATCCCTAAAATATTCATTTGTTATTCAGCAACCCTGCCAACCACATACCAAGAATCTGTACTAACTTTAATACAAGATACCGCACCAAATGTTTTTGTAATTGTTGGATTAGTTGAAACTGTACCTGTTGATGCCAAAGTAACGCCCGATCCTTGAACAATAGACACAGTGCCGCCTGAGCCAATTTTAATGACATTAATTACTGATCCGGTTGTAATTGCCACATCTGTAAAGGCTGGCACTGTAATTATAGTAGTACCAGTGTTTGAGTAGGTAATAAGTTTATTATCGGCATCAGTAACCACCAATGTATCTGATGTCGCGGTAACTGCCCTAACAGTTAAGTTGGCTATGCTGTTCATTTGAGCCGCCGTCAATACCTGACCAACTGAAAAAGTTGCCATCACACTCCCCTAATAAGCCAAAGAATCTTCATTTAAAATTCCATCAACGGTAGAGTCTAGCAAAAATCCTGACGCAAAAGGCTGGGCGCATGTAAATGTTACTTGAAAAGATTTTGGCGTTATTTGATAGGTAAGGCCAGCAATAACGCTATCTGTAACCACATTCCCAGCCGGTAGGGTTTGAGTAACCTCAATTGGGTCAAACATGTCCAAATTTAATGCCGCTATAACCCGACTAGGGTCATCCTCACCAAAAGCATCAACGGTTAATGAATTTAATTGTATATTTACACCCTGTTCTTTTCGGGAAGCAATAATCATTTTTGCCTGATTTAATGCATCCACATCAGTTTGCATAATGCCATTTCTGACCCGGCTATGTTGAAAGTAATCATTTATACTTGCAGAATCGCTAGCGGTTTGACCGCTTAACCCAATTGGCGTAACAGTTACTTTATTAATCATTTGATAATCTGAAATATCAAACTCAACCGCCTGATATGTAATATCGCCCGATCCTGGTACATCACTAAATGATGTAACCGCACCCCCCGAAGCAACCATAATGTCATTGCGGGATAAAAATGTTGCATATCCGCGTTCATCCATATAGAACGCGCCCAGGTCTGTGGCTTCTACAACCTGGCAGGCTGACAATAATGATCTTGATAATCCATCATCTGCCTGCACGGTAGTAGTTGCTGTGGTTGATATATCACGCATACCACCTGGCCATTCACCGGAATCTAATAAACTTGTAATTCTTTGAGCAGTAGTTTGACCGGCTGTACCGCCGCTTACTGATGTAATAGTTGTAAGATTTAATAATTGGAAACCATCTACACAGGCTAAAGTAACATATGCTGGATCAAATCCAGTAGGGCTTTGATAATTCCATTCTTGAATATAAAAAGAACCTAAGTTATATGTAACCCCTAAATATTCTGCCGTAAAGCGAATCTTACGCATTGGTTTTATTTTGCCATATAAACTTGATCCGGTATTGGCTGGATTAAACTCACCTGTTTCATCAACAAAAACTATACGCGCTGTGCCGCCTGTAAATGAATCTGATGATCTATTAAATGCACGGCGTATGTAACATTGCGTGACAAAATTTGTAATATCAACTACATCTGCGGCGGCTGTGCCTAAAACAGAAAAATCTAATGGTGTTGCCGCATCATCCAATACAAGGCTGGGATCAAATGAAGCACCGCCGCTGAAATCAATTTCTGCCCGGAATGTTGCGGCTGGCATTATCTACCTAAATTAGTTAATTGAGTTACCGCGCCTGCTCTGTTTAAATTGTACAAAGCATCTTGAATTACAGATTGCAATTCACCTTCTGATATAACACTGCCTGCAACATTAATGTTCACGGTAGTACCAAA